TATCCCATGAGCAGTCAGCCGCTTTCTCCTTCAATTTTCACTTATCGCCAAAACGGATCAGCGTACAACGATCCGCAGTGGGGGCAAGGATCGCGCAACTTCCTGAGTGGCACCGCTGCCGTAGCGCAAGCAATCTACACCCGCCTGCTTTTGCTTCAAGGCGAATGGTGGGAGTCGATCTTAGCTGGAACTCCGCTGTTCCAGCAGATGATTGGGCAAAGCGGTCCGGGCGGCAACACGACGCTCCAACAGCAAATTGCTAACAGTCTTCAGCAGATCATTCTCAGCGTGCCATACGTGATCGCGCTCAGCAATGTTCAGTTCAGTTTTAATACCGGCTCGCGCACATTCAGCTTCAATGCGAGCGTGCAAACATCCTTCGGTACTATACCGATCAATTTCCCGACACCGCCAGCACAGGGGGTACCATCGTAATGGGAAGCGTTTATTTTCCGCCGTCCATCGGACCGGCTGGCCTTTCTATTCCTTCGTATCAGGCAATTCTTGCATTGCTGATTACAAACTTTCAGGCAATCTATGGACCCGGCGTATATCTTGGTATCGATTCGCCTGACTACCAGATGCTGAGCATCCTTGCTCTCTCGATGAGCGATCAGTCCAATGGGTTGCAACTCGCTTATAGCAATATTTCGCCAGCGACAGCGGTCGGCGGAGCACTCGATATCGATGTAGTGTTTAACGGATTGGCTCGCGAGGCTCCATCCTATTCGACATGCTCGATTGTAGTGGCAGGCACCGCTGGAATCGTAATTACCAATGGATCGGTCGTCGATACTGTTCCGGGACAGGGATACTTATGGGATCTCCCGTCACCCACGATTATTGGAAGCGGTGGCACGGTGACCGTCATTGTCACTTGTGAAGTAGTGGGAAATGTCAATGCGCCGATCAATGGCTTTGCTATCGCGACGCCAACGTCCGGCTGGACTGGTGTCAGCAACTCCGCAGCCGCCACAGCCGGAAACCCAGTCGAGACAGATACCCAGTTGCGTACCCGCCAATCAGTATCGACAGAACAACCGTCTAGCACTTTGCTCGCCGGAACGATTGCAGATATTCTTTCGCTCGCTGGAGTGACCCGCCAGTTGACCATGGAGAACCCAACTGGCAGCCCGTTGACGGCTTGGCCGATTGCGTCAGGCGATCCAACATGGTTTGGACCGGCGCACTCATTGACAGCTATCGTCGAAGGCGGCAACGCGCAAGATATTGCGGATGCTATCTATTTCAATAAGGGCATCGGCTGCGGAATCAACGATTCTCCTTACACCGGCAGCGGAAGTAATCCGAACGTTCCTACTCCGCCAGCGACGTATGTCACTGATCCGGACAGCGGTCAAACCTTTGCAGTGTATTTCTATCCGCCGGTCTATATTCCGATCTATGTTACTGTAACCGTCAATCCATTGACGAACGCTTTCGGTGCTGGGACGCTCGCCGCGATTACAGCGGCTATCGTTTCTTACTTGAACAGCTTGAGCATTGGCCAGACTGTTTCTCAGTCAGCGCTGGTCGCGGCAGTGATGTCGGTCGCCGGTCCACTGAATGCGCCGATTTTCGATATCACCTCACCTTTGCTGCTGGGAACTACCGCATCACCTTCTGGTTCTGTTGACATAACAATGCAATGGCCGATGTACACAGCACAAGGCGTGAGCGGGAATATCGTGGTGAATTCCTAAGATGGCTGCTCCGCAATTCAATGTGATCAACCTTTCTGCACCCGATAAAAACATCGGGGCACAGTCTGCGGCATTCCCTTGTTCGCCCGGCGACGTGATCGCGTTCACTGCTTCGATTCGTTTCGTCGCTGGAGGGATGCAGCCGTTTATCGCTGTCTATTTTTGGGATGCGTTACAAGAGACAAGTTACGGAGCGATCCTTATTGCCCCACCAAATACCGACAATGGATGGCATAACTACACTTTCACCTATCAAGTCCCGACTGGCGCTGCGACGATGGTCGTGCAAACTCAGTGCGCCTATGTAGGGACCGTTGGAATAGTAAACGCATTAACTACTGAGAATGTTTTTCACGGCAATAGTCAAGTTATTCCTGTTGACAATACAACCGACATGCTTGTCGGCGAGACTATCAACATTTCTGGTAGCTCTCCGGGCACGGACGAAGTAATCCAAGCGGTCGATACGGGCGTATCCTTTACGGCAAACCTAGCATACGGGTATGCCGCTGGCGCTAGCGTCGTAAACGCTTTTCCGCCTAGTTCAACTTATTTCGTCGGCTTCCTTCCGTCTGGGTTTACTCCGGTCACACCAGGAGAGCCATCACAGACTACTTGGGAAATAAGCAACTACAGACTTACGCAAAACGGCAATCCTGTCTATGCTCCACTTCTAGCGTTCGACTCTGGACTTGTAGGCGGAGTAACAAGTGTATCCATTGCTGACGGCGGAGAAGATTACTCCGTTGGCGACGTGCTCACTCCGACTCAAGGTTCTGCCAGTGGCTGCCTCATTTTGGTGACCGCAGTAGCGTATTTTAGTCCCAATGCAATTGGATCCGTACAGATCATCGCAGCCGGAGAGGGTTATAGCACGGCTGACGACGTTCCGGCTACGGGCGGAACTGGTAGCGGCGCTGAATTCGATTTAACGACTGTGGGCTATGTTCAGCTTCAGGAATTTGTTCTGCCGCTTTATTATTTATCGCTTCTGACGAGTGAATACCAGAACGCTCCAAATCTCTATGCTTGGCTCTCGTCTCTGCTCATTGTGGCAGTGGATTTGTTTGCGTGTACACAGCAGCTTTATCAGCAATTCAGTCTGGCTGGAGTTCCAGCGGTTGCACCGGGATACCCTGCGATATCCGGCCAGCCGCCGGATACAACGATAGCCGCTGGACCGCAATTGGACATCATTGGAACGATTGTCGGGTTCAATCGAACTTTACCATTTCAGCCGGGAGTTAGTACGTCGCTAAGTAGCGCGGTTGCTGCTGGGAGTGCGGTCGTGGCAGATATTCAACCTCTTTCCGCGACATCGGCCCCGCCTGGAAACATGGCCACGTCCGGCATGTATGTCCCACTTCAAGTAGTCGTTACGGCTGAAGGGGCTGGAAGCACCACGGAAACAGTCGATATTATCAGCTACGTTCCGGGTGTTTCGTTTACCGCAAATTTCGTTCATCCACATGGCGTCGGAGCAAAAGTCACTTCCTTGACGCCGCCAAGTTCAACGTTAGATGATGCGGATTACATCACAGCATTACTCGCAAAGATCGATCGCAACCAATTCAATGGTCAGATAGATCCGATCTACGCGATGCTGAATTCTCTCTTTCCGGGTTCTGGCATCATTCTTATCGATAATGCCAATATGACCGTCGATGTATTACTTACTGGCGGTACATTGACTCCGATCCAAGAGCAGATGATCATCAACGACTTGATCTTGCCGCGTCCTCAAGGTGTTCTTTATATCTTTGAGTATGCAGAACTGCCGGTATTCGGTGCCGATCTCAATAATGCTTTCATCGCTGGCGCAGACCTTGGTCACGCCGTCTAAAAGGAGATTTCCATGTCAGGCTCAACGAATTTTATTCAAGTCAATCCGGGCGCAGCGAATCAAGAGACGGACTCGACTTACGCCTCAGACCCGCAGCGAGAAAATGGGATTCTCACCGATGCAATTTTAGCTTCGGTTATCCTGAACAAAAAGGATTATCAGTACTCGACATTCATCGCAGCGCTGGCATTGGCTTTATCTAGCAAAGGTTACAACGTGCTGGATGGATCTCCGTCGCAAGATCCGGGTCTTGTTAGTCCAAGTACAGCGGTAACTGCGCTGGCGGCGATATTCGCTAACATCCTAACCAATGCAGACTTGAATGGATTTTTCAGCACTGGCACGAACGGATACTTGAAGCTGCCGACATTCTTCGGTGGATTCACGATTCAGTGGGTTGCCGGATCGTCAATCCCGGCTAATGTGGGCGGCGATCCTTACACAGAAACGGTAACGTTCCCCGTTGAATTTGCGACTGCATGTCTGTTCGCCATAGTAACGACGCAGATCGCATCCACGAGTAATCACGTTGACGGAGTGTGGCAAACCGTAGGTTCTCCGACTCGAACCGGACAACTAGTAACATGGCAGCTTATCGGGCTCGTTGATAGTACAGAAACAACGCCAATGGTTATTGCGATTGGACACTAAAATCCATGAAGAAAATACTTTTCGCGCATCTCTTGCTGCTCGCAATCTCCACGCTGGCTCTCGCTCAAAACTTCATGACGGTCACCGCGTCCAGTATCTACAACGCGGGTGGCGGACTCTTGCCCGCTGGAAGCATGATCTGGCAGGCAGTCGATTCCAATGGGAACCCGGTTGGATATCAAGTCGGCGGCGGCGGACAACAGATCACTTTCCCGACTGTCTGTTCTGTTGTCAACGGAGCGATCAGCGGTGGATGTCAGTTGCCGAACGTCAGTCTTACAAATCCGATGAACGTTTGCTTCGCGGTCACGATTGAAAATTCAAGCGGGCAGATTGTTTCTCCACCGCAGAATGGATCGAACTGCGTGCAGCCGCAGACCGCTAATTCATGGTGCTCATCAGGGACATGTAATTACGATCAGTACGCGCCAACGAATCCCTCAGTGATCACCGCGCAGTTGTCCACGCCGCAACAGTTTTCTCTTGGCGGTCTGTATGCGCAATCTTGTCCGTCTGGACTAGTAGCGATCGGAATCGCCGCCGGGACTGGAGCATTGCTTTGTGGCGTCGGTACCGGCGGCATCGCGGGTGTTACAACGGCTTCAGGTAGCGGACTGCAAGGTGGTGGATCGACCGGAACGCTAAGTCTTAGCTTGGTGGGTTGCTCGGCTTCAGGGCAGGGCCTGGTGTGGAATGGCTCGCAGTGGGTATGTCAAACGCCGGGCGGCGGCGCGTGGGGGACGATCAGCGGAACGCTCAGCAGCCAGACTGACTTATGGAATTACCTGCAAACACTAGCACCCTTGATTTCTCCAGCTTTGACTGGAACACCAACCGCTCCGACTCCGGGCTCGTCGGACAATTCAGCCAAGGTGGCCACGACCGCTTGGGTCCAAGAGCAGAACTACGGTGTCGGTACCGGCAACGTCACCGGTCCGGGAAGTTCGACGGCGAATGATGTTGCGATCTTCGGATCGAGCACCGGCAAAGCGATTTCTGATAGCAGCATCCAGATCAGCGCGCTGGCGTTGCTGAGTTCACCGGCTTTCACTGGCAATCCAACGGCTCCGACGCAATCGACCGGAGACACCAGTACGAAGTTGGCGACCACAGCATATGTGAAGAACCTGAGCTACTGCCCGGTCGCTGGTTGCACTTTCACTGGGAGCGTCAGTGGAATCACTGCGGACGAGGTTGGACTTGGCAATCTCACGAACAATTTGCAAGCTTACGCGTCGCTCTACCCGAATACTTCCCCAGCAGCGGCGCAACTTCCACTTGGAAACAATTCCAGCGCGTACACTCCGCAAACGCTCAGCGGCGATTGTACGATCTCTGTTTCTGGAAGTATCACATGCACCAAGACGAATGGGCAGGCTTTCGGTACGGCGGCTTTCGGTACGCTTGGCGTTGCCCCGAACAATGTCGTGCAACTCAATAGCTCCGGGCAACTTCCTAGCGTCAGCGCAGCGCTATTGACGAACTTCCCGACGCTCAACCAGAATACGACGGGCAATGCGGCTACAGCAGTCGCCATTCAGAGTACAGGTGGAAACGGCACGTTCTGGGGCGTATCCGGTGGCGTACAGGGCTACTACACACCAGCGGGCGCGGGCAACGTTAGTAACGTTGGATCGCCTACGAACGGGCAGTTAGCGCAGTGGACTGGACCGACTTCAATTCAAGGCATAAACACAACAGGCTCTGGTAATGCGGTGCTCGCCACGTCGCCAACCTTTAGCGGAACGGTCGTAGGGTTGACTGCCGCTGAAGTCGGATTGGGAAACGTTACGAATGCTGCGCAGACGATCGCGAGTATCGTTCCGAACACAACGCCTTCCGCTGGTCAGGATTTAGTTGGAAACTCAGGCGGAACTGCGTATGCTGCCGTTTCGATGTCGGGCGATTGTACCCGCTCCGCTTCCGGTGGAATAACTTGCACAAAATCGGGCGGCACCGCCTTCGGCGCTGGCGCATTTATCAGCAGCACAGCGGGCGGAGACTTGTCCGGGACATTGCCGAATCCAACCGTCGCACAGATCCAAGGCGCTGCGATCCCAGTGAGCGCGGTGGTTCTTGGCACCAACTCGTCAAAACAGCTTATTGCGCAGACAGGAACAATCTCCAACAGCACAACTGGGAATGCTGGTACGGCGACTCAGCTGGCGGCAACTCCGACTTTGTGCGCGTCAGGTTTCGCTCCGCTCGGTATCTTGCCGAACGGTAACGCGACCGGCTGCGGTCCAATTACGGCTAGCTTCCCGCTTCAAGGACCGAACGGTACGAGCGCCTCTCCATCATACACATTCACCAATGACCCGGCATCTGGGTTATATGACACTGTGGAAGGAGACGAGCAAGCGGTAACACAGATCGTTGTTAGTACTTCATCCGCTATCGCAACGATTCTTTCCCCAGTCAATAACCTAAGCTGGGCGACGGGAGAAACATTTGAATTTACAGGCATCACTGGCGGCGCTTCGGCATTGAACGGTGTGCCTTTCGTGGTCACCGGAACTTCTCCAAGCCGTCCGACTAGCACCGTTACTTTCAATTGTTCGTGCAGCGCATTTACGGGAACTTACACATACACCAGCAGCTTCCCTTATGGCCAAGTGTTCGGTACAGCTTTAGCAGGGCACCAGACGCAGATCGGGCGCTGGCAGTCAACTACTGCGAACCCCGCACAGACAGGAAGCTTTCAAGGCGCGCAACGTGATGCGTGGAAAAACCGTTCTGGACCGATAGGCGTTACGGGTGCTGATATTCCCGGAGTGCGTGGCGGAGCGCAAGTCAGCGCTTCTTCCCCGCCAACTGCTTTATTACAGGTAGCGAGCGCGGGCGCAAGTTCTGGGGCTACGTCGATTCCTCTCGAGCTTTCTAGCGGTTCGTGGAACGCTGTAGTAGGTGACCCGCTGCTCATCGCTCTATTTAATGCTGATAAGCCTTCCGGTATCGGCGCTGATCAGGACTTTCAACTGTACTTCGTTGCGACAAACACAACGGTTACCGGATCGTCTACGTCTGTTCCGATTACCACAACTTTAACTTCTAATCTAGCTGGGAGCGAGGTTGTTAGCCCTTATTACATCCGCTCGCAAATTGGTGACGCTTCCGGAATCGAAGTTCCGGGGCCAATAACTATCGGCGCGGGCGGGAATCTTCCGACTTTTGTAGCGGTCGGAACTTGTTCAACCGTCTCCCTTCCTTCGCTCAGCTCCTCACAGTCAGGTATCGGAATTGACACCATAGCCAACGGCTGTAGCGTTAAAACGAATACGCTAGGTGCAGGCTGGGTATCACTGCCATCTGGCACGACGACGCAAACAATCGCAAGCGGAACGGTTGCGGCTACAAACGGCTCTACCGCAATCTCGTCGGGGACTTGTCAAACGACAGTTACACAAGCTGCTTCGGGTGTTCTGTCAACGGACAACATACAGCTTGATTTCAACAGTAGTCCACTCGGAATAACCGGGTTCATTCCAGCAACTAGCGGTATTTTGACAATCATCAAGTGGCCAACCGCGAACAATGTGAATGTAGCCGTGTGTAACTACACGGCTAGCAGCATCACGCCGGGCGCGGTGACTCTCAACTTCAGGGTGGTGCGATGAGAAAGTTAGCACTCACTTCGGCGGCGCAAGTGGGCGCATTGTTAATACAGTAAGAAAGGAAATCAGAATGATAACCATCTTGAAAAAAATAGCAATCATCTGACGGGCGCAGCTTTTGCGCAGTCGCCTCTCGACTTGCCAATCCCGCAATTCCCAGACAGCCCGCTCATTCTTCCGCAAGGCATTCACAGTTCGGTTGATCTTCTTACAGGCACCGCGTCTCACACGGTTTATATCAGTGATGGCGTCGCAGCGGCAAACTGCCCAAAAGCTCCGGGCGGCGTATGTGGAATTTACTTAGGTGCTGTTAGCGGTTCACCCGCTACTTGCAGTGGGTGCTCTTTGATTGCTGGCGGAGCGATTCCGGGAGCGAATACGCTTGTTCCGCTGGAGACGATTGAATCTGCGTGGGATGGAACTTACTGGGATGTGTGGGTAGTTCACGGATCATGGTTTGATGATCTCAACCGCAGCCAGAATAATCCTTGGATATGGACTGATTATTGCTATCCTTCTGCTGCTGGCGCGTGTACTCCCGCGACGGGTTATCTCAGCTATCATAGCGACTGCATCGCATCGAATCCGTGTCCCATTTACACACTGTCAAACGGCACGAACGACTATGGTTACAACCCTCGTGGACGACAAGTCTGCACGCATGGCGGTATGGAGTTCGAACAACTCAGTGCTTCACTTCCACCGCTTCCGAACATGGGCCATCGCAATCGCTACTGCGACGGCAGTGTGCTTGGGTATCCGGCGACGAATGCGTCCATACCGGCAACTAGCTCAGCCTACCCGGTAACGAACTGCGCCGCGAACGCTAGCCTGCCCTGCACGCCAGCAGCGAATCCGTACAACGATCTGGCCAACATGTGGACGATAAGTTCGTCCTCAACTGGCGGCCTAAACGGTTCAACGCTTGGCGCTGTAGTCCAGATGGCGGCAGCGCATACGTCTACGTCGCACTGCTTGATACCCTTCGCTTTTTTGATATCTTCGTTCACGGGCAGCAGCGGTTCGCTTACATTTACGATCATAGGTACCAACAACCCACTCTGGGTAGGGCAGTATATTTATCTGAGCGGGTTCACTTCGCCAAACACTGGATTAAACGGGCAGACAGCAGAAGTAACAGCAACTACCGGACCGGGCGGTCAAACATTCACGGTTAATGTTACTGGATCAGGCTATTCGAGTGGGGCAGGAGAAACGCAGTTAAATCCGTTCTGCCCGAACGACGGTGTTAGTCACCATGGGATTCAAGACGTTCGCTTCTACTACGATAGCAACTCGATTAACGACGGAATCAGAATACTTGATATCAGCTCAATCGAGTGGAGCATCGACAGCGCCTGCGGTAACTGCATTCTCCCTTCGACATTTCTTTCCGCTGCGCCTCATGACATTTTCTTTGACGAGGATTTCGTCGAGAGCGATGCCGATGAGGACGGCTTCGGCGTCAATTTAATCGCATCAGCTTTGAATATGTCGGGCGTAAACATCTCGGTGAATCACTCGACTTTCGAGGGCATTAAGCGAGACAGTACCGAAGGCCACACGCTGAACGCTTCCGCGCCGGGTCCATATCAATTTTCTGACGATTGGTGCGAAGGTAATTCAATTTGTATATGGGGGGGTGGCGGCAGTCTGCCAGCGGTGTACGGGCTAACCGGAAATCCACTGCTGACGGCAAACACAGAACGCGCACGCAGCACGGTTTCTGACAATCCCCGTTGGGCACCGTCGCCCGCTGGAATTCAAGCGGACACTGGCACGCTCGTTAACTGGTCGTGTACGGGCGGCAACACGTTGACGCTTACGACAAAAGGGAGCGTAGGCGCGCAAGGCAGTGGGATTTATAATCCAGTTGTTTACGTTGCCGCTATCTCCGCTGCGGGCATAACTTCATATTGGTACACCGCGACCAACACCACGGTTACGGGCGGGCAGACCGGCATCACACCCGGTAGAACGATTACCATATCTACCGCCTGCACCAACGGCTCCGGGTCTACCAGCGTCGGGTTTGCTGGATTCGAATCCACCACCCAGAATAATCAACCGATTGTGGTTACATCGGCGGCTGCGATGAATGCGCGCAATTGTGGCAACGCGACGGTAGGCACATACGTAAGCCCATGTAACCCGGTGAAGCTTAATGGATCTACTCCGGCGCACATGAACCCGGTCTGGAAGAATCCAG